TTTAGTGTGTAGTTCTTTCTTGAATTTTTTGTACAATCATCAGCAATATCATACAAAACTGCTTGTGTTTTGTTGTCTCCCTTCCTGAGAACTCTACCAATACTCTGCAGATTTCTAATTCTAGATTTGGATGGAGAAGCAAAGATCACATTATGAAGGTTCTTGATATTAATACCTGTGGAAAATGTTCCGTAAGATGCAACAATGATTGCATTGTTTTCCTTTTCTGTGATTGCTCTGATATATTCCCTTTCTTCTGCGTCCACTCCTCCATGAACGTAAAATACTTTTCTTCCATCCTTCACAGAACTATTTATCGATTCGTATAAAGGTTGTCCATGAGTTTCTACTCTTTGGAAAAGGACAAGAGTATTACCCTTCAGATCTAATGCAAGATTCTTGATAAAGTTATTTCGTTTTTGATGTTGAATGATGAATTGAACTTCATCTTCAAAAGCTTCAAACTCCTGAGGATTGTGTTTCAAGATGATAATCTTGATTTGTAGTTTGGATAGATGCCCTTTATCAATAAGTTCTTTTGTCTGAGTAACTTTATAAGATGGACCAAACAATCCTTCTAGAACCCATTTATGTGTTTGTGTTCCGTCGAGAGTTCCTGTGAAACCAAAACGATATTTTGCATCTGCAAGTTTGGTCATGATATTGACCAGAGACTTTGATTTGAACTGGTGTGCTTCATCACCAATGACTACATCGAATGCATCGTAGAATCCTCTAGGCAGTTTATAGATGGACTGCCAGGTGGTAATCACTACAGGGAACTCATTCGTCTTCTCACGACCGCTGTAGATGCGGTGGCAGTAATCCTCTGCATTCCATCCATAGTCTTGGAAGTCCTTGAACATCTGTTCAACCAAAGACGTTGTAGGAACAACTAGAAGGGTCTTTTGATTTCTCTCTGCAAAATATCTAACAACAGAGTAAATCATCAATGACTTACCTGACGCAGTTGGAGAGATTAACAACTTGCGATTATATCTAAGTGCATCATAAACTGCATCGACCTGATAATCTCTTGGTTTGTGTTTTGAGATTCTGGTCATATAATCTTTGACTCCTTCACGAGAAATCATTTCATTCTCTTCTAAAGGAGTTCCGTAGAACTTATTATTTTCAAACTCAATATTGTAATCGTATCTTTTTGCCCAAGAAACTACCTTGTCGAGAAGACCGACATAGATCTCTCCCGTGTGAGTAGAGAATAATCTAATTTTTCCATCCCAATACTTACTTCTGTACTGAGGCATAAACTTTGCCCCTGGTACATCAAAAGTAAAGTGTTCAGATAATTCCTGAAAAATATGAGGTTCTGCCTTCAGTTTCAGAAATACTTCGTTCTTCTTTGCAATTACAATATCAGTCATATCCTCTAATAAATTTCTGCCATTCAATGGCATTTTTCAACTGGTATGTTCTATTTAAGATAGTTTTGATAATGCTATCCAGATAATTCAACATCATCTGGTAGTATTCCATCTTGGTTTGACACCTGATCAGATCTTCATCTGCATCAAGATATTTGTCTAGGTCATTCTTTAGAACCTTATGATCAAAGGGTTTCTCAATATACACATCGGGTTCTGCTTTCCCTGTGTAGTATTGCCACTTTTCTTTTCTTAAAATCTTGTACTTATTTTCCTGAGCTTTCTTCAGAGTCAGGATAGTATTGAAGAGACGATAATATTTTGCATGAAGACTTGGAATCTTTGTAGATTCTGTGTGGAGATTGTCTTCATCTATTTTTGAGTCTTCTTCCCATAGTTTTTGAATTTCATCAAGATTCATATTCAAGGAGGTCATAAATTACATACTTAAAGGTTACAGATGCAGTCGCATACGCTTCATCGGTAGCACTTGCATCAAATTCAATATCAGATAAGGAAGTTGGGAACATTCCTTGGAATTTGCAAGTTAGAGTCGGTTGGAAGTTACTATTATAGACAATTAGTGATCCATCCGAGATGTTTGGATCGTTGTTGATGTTACCTCTATGGTCGTCGTAGATCCAATCCGAGTATTCTTTGACGTTCTCTGGATAACCAAGACCTCTCATCCAGTTTGAAATTACATTGTAATTGACAAGATCCTCATCAATCATGAATCTCATTGTGAAGTCATTGAACTCCAACTTATCTCCAGGTACAGGAATATTCTTGAGGTACGTTGGTTGAATCGCAACCCCAAGACTAAATCCAGGAATGTTTACCTGATTGGAGAAAAAGTCGGCTTTCGGTGCTCGTGCCAATGTAAACTTAAACCCAGTTGTTGCTAGGAAGTTTCTATTGGCAACTTGCTTATAAAACGGATCAATCATTTATCATTCAGAGATGATTAGGTTGTACCAGGATTCACTCATTCCATTGATGATGGAATCTGCAGATTCTTTGTCTTCTGCATATCCTTCAGAAATAAGATGATCAACTACTTTCTCGTAGTTCTCATGAATTTCTTTGCTTTGTCTTGGAGTTGGTTTCATTGGAAATTACTATCCTTTTCTATATTTAGACATAAAAAAAGAGACCCCGTAGGGTCTCTGTATATCAACGGAATCCACCTCTAGGCATTGGAGTACCAAAATCGGGAAGTTCAGGCATTCGTGAACATGGACGTTTGAATGTGCAACGTTTCTTTGGACGATGAATGGTTCCAGGACGACCACCAGGGCGATTAGACTTCCAACCTTTTGCTTCAGCAGCAGTACCTCCAGTGATGGATGCGAGAGTAACAACCATTAGGGGAAGAACGAATAGTTTAGTCATTTCATTTAATGTAGAGGATATAGTTACCCATCCATAAAATGGGTAAGTGCGTCCTAACAAATTATATAGACATAAAAAAAGGGGGGTCCGAAGACCCACCTCTTTTTGTTTCCCTTAAAGGGTATCGATCACATAAGGTTAGCAACCTTGACGCGACGATAGTAGCGGTTAGCGTTGACGTTAAGAGCGCCGAGACCTGCGTTGGTACCTTCTGCGAATGGGTTAGCAACAATACCATAGCGGGTCTTGAAGCCAATCTTGGGCTGGAAGGTGTCTTGTCCAACTGCACGTACCATCTGGAGAGGTACATATGGGCAGTAGAAGAGACCTGCGTCGTATGCGCTAGAACCCTTATAACCAACAACGTAGTACTGGTTGGAGTCTACGTTTGCAGCATAAGGATCGATGTAGACGCGATACTTACCTTGGAGAACACCAGCGAAGGTGTTACCAGTGTCATCAACGTTCAGGTTAGCGTTGAGTGCAGGGGTGTAATCGAGAACACCAGCCATGGTTAGAGCAGACGCAACATCAGCAGAGCAGATGATGGTGTTGCCCTTTCCGCGACGAGTTCTTTGTGCGATTGCGTTGGCATCGCGCTCGATTTGGAACAGAAGACCCTTGAACTTCTCAACACTCCAACGTCCGTTAGAGTCAACGTCGAGGTCGAAAGTACCTGCGTTTGCAACGTTAGCGGTTGCACCCTGCTCAGCGGTCTTGTAGATGGTTCTGATGACTTCGCGGTTGATCTCAGCAAGAATCTCGGTGGAGAGAATGTTTGCGAGTTCAGCCTCAGCGTTCAGACCATGGATCGCCTTCAGGTCTTGTGCAAGCTCAAGGCTGTATTCTGCCTTCAGTGCTCTAGACTTAGCGGTTACGGTGACTTTCTCGATCGAGAATGCCATCTGGTTGAATGCATTTGCAGCTGCATCTCCGAGTGCCTCTGCCTCAGCAGTAGACATACCTTGACCGACGTTATATGCGGTCTGATCAGCAGAACCAGTTGGGTTCAGAACACCAGGGTTGGTTCCGTCTTGGTTGGTAGTACCCATACCAACTGCAGCACCAGTGAAACCGCCAGTGAGGTCACGGCTGTTGTTCTGTGCAGAGAAGGTGGAATCTACTTCATCATAGAAGGTCTCAGCACCAGTCTGACCATCGCGGCGGGAGCGCATTGCGAAGATCAGTCCAGTAGGACCAGACATTGGCTGAACACCACATACGTCGTATGCGATGAGGTTAGGCATGGAGCGTCTGATCAGGGAGATCAGAACAGGGTCGAATCCATCAACGTTGGATCCTGCAGGAGCGTGACCAGAGTTAGCAGGTGCTGCCTCTCCGAGGAAGCTAGCCTGTTCATGTGCTTCGCGCTCTTGGTTCTCTAGAAGTTGTGCGGTAACTGCACGGCGGTGAGCATCCTTGATTTCACCTGCACCTTCATAGTCCAGGATTGGAGCCCACTTCTCCATTAATTGTTGGGTATTTTGGTCCATTTTAACTTTTAAACCTCGTAGGTGTGTTGTTTAGCTGCGGTTTGAGTATTATCTAAAACTCACTTGTTAGTAACGTTGGAAAGTGCTTTCAGATAGGCGTCCATTGTAGAAGACACTTTGGTCTCTTCGCTGAAATCTGCCTCTTCGGTTAGATTTTCCGTTTCGTCAGCAGGAGCACTAGCATGCTCAGAGAAGTAAGACTTCTTCAGAGTTTCTAGTTTCTCTCTATAGTTCTCTTCACTCTCAAACTCAACACTTTCTGCGAGGGTTGCAAACTTATCCTTTTGGGAGATTGCGAGACCTTCAGCAACTTGACCGAAAATTCTGTCAGCAGAACTCTCGGAGAGCTTACCATTGAGTGCAATATTGCGCTCGATCTGCTCGTTGAGTTTCGTCTCCATATCATCTAGTTTCTGTACCATGCTCTCTAGTACATCATATTTTTCTTCAGGCATTGATACATAATGTTCTTCAAAGAGTGTCTTCATGCCATCCATGAAGGACTCGGTGATCTCAGTCTTAAGACCACTCTCAACAGCGAGAGCATTCTCTTCTAACCATTCGGAAGAAACATACTCAAGGTATGAATCAACACGTTCGGTCAGAGCGACTTTGATTTCTTCAACTTCTTCTGCAAGTGCAGTAGCATACTGCTCTTCCAGAGAGGTCTGGATTTCTTTGGCTTTAGCGTGGAGAGCAGCCTCGAAAATGGTCTTAGCCTTCTCTCTAAACTCTTCGGAGAGTTCTTCGCCTTGAAGTAGTGCTTCAACATCTTCTTCGACGTTGTACTCTACAACAACTTCGTCTTCAGAAGTTTCTTCTTCAGAAACGACTTCCTCTTCGGTAGTCTCTTCTTCGGATACAACCTCTTCAACTTCAGAGGTAACTTCCTCTTCAGCTTCAGCAACTACTTCCTGGTCAGCTTCGACTTCCGTCTCAACTTCCTCTTCCTTCATTGCAGCAGCCATAGGCTCTGCAGGCTTTGCCTTAGCATTTACAACGTCCTTAACTTGCTTAAGGGTTGCACCAGGTTCTTTGACTTTATTAGAGTCATCATCTGGCTTGCTATTTTCTGGAGTAGGACCGCCGAGGTCTTCGACAGCAGCACCAGATGGTTTTACCATTGGTTCAGCTGGCTTAGCACCTGCGTTTACTGCGGTTTTGGATTGTGTAGTGCCTACTTCCATTTCTTGTAAATCGTTACCACTGGACATTTGTACTCTCCGATTACCTTAGTATAATCTGTATTTATTTATAAATTATAGATTTGAAAGAAACTCTTGGAACAGATTTAACTTGTGCTCTTCGAGTCTTTTTTGATCGACGAGGGTGTTAATTCTCTTCTCAGTTCTTTCAGCGAGTTGTTCACGAAGGATACCTCCTTCCCAAACCCACTCTTTACCTTCCATGATTCCAGATACAAATGCATCAGGAGCGGAAGGGTCAGCGACGATATCAGCAGCAGTTGCTAACATGAAATCTTCACCGACAACTTTATGACCTTCGTTTGTCATTTTGAGTGAACCAACTCCACGAGAAGAAACACCCAACATTACACCTTCATCTAAAAGAGAAGATGCAATCTTACCCATAGGGGTATTGAGGATTTGTGCTTTTCCTTTGAAGTTGTTACCCTCTTGAACTAGTGAAGTGATCTTATGGGAAACTCGATCAAGGTTGACAGTTGGACCATCGGGGTGACCGAGTTCTCCGAGAGCTCTTCCCTTTTGGACAAAGGATTCATTGTATCTTTCGACTTCTCTTCTCAGAGTGTCGATAGGATACATTCTTCCGTTTCTGTTCTTGATCTCACCCTGTAAAAATACACCTTCGATATAGAGTTTCTTGTTAGAACCCTTACCTTCAGTGATAATTTTTACATTAGAAATCTCTTCCGTAATAAGTTTCATTTCACTACTTACTTGAGGTCTTATATTTTATTTATTAAACTATGGACTTGTTACTGGATTATTGTCCGCGTCGTGTCGTTGATAAGTACCGACACCAACTGGATTATTGTTAGCATCGTGTCTCTGATACACTGATGGAGTTCTAGTTCCGATACCTGCTGCACTATTATAAGTGTATGCAATATAATCAGAGTTAAAATCTCTATGAGTTACCGTTGACCAACCAGTCGTTCCACCAAGATATGAAGTTGTCGCATATCCTGGTTGATCTCCAGATGAAACTGGATCGTTGTTTTCATCATTACGAACATATCCAGTATTGGCCATTAGTCAGTTTCCTCTTCTGGGGTTTCTTCTTCTTCAGAATCTACTTCAGTTTCTAGTTCTGCAGATGGTTCCGTTTCGACTTCTGCTTCTGCAGCATCTGCTTCAACTTCTGCACCAGTTGCACCAAACATTGAAGCTGCAACTTGAGGTCTAACCGCATCAATATTTGCTGCGGACTTTTGCATCAAGATATCTTTAATCTTGTCGCTGATTGCAGACGCAGAAGCATCTTTCACCATCATGTCAATTAGATCATCCATGTTTTGTAGAAATTAATGATACGTAAATTTATTTATCAGATCCTGCCACCCTTAGGCATCTTGGCTTTTGGTGCTTCTTGAGTTGGTTCATCTTCAACCGCAGAAGCATCAATCTCAGGATCCATTGCAGGTTCACCCATTGCTGCATCAGAAGCTGCGGGATCTTCTTCCGCTGGAAGTTCACCTTCCATTTCTTCTGCACCAGGGATGATACCCATCTCTTTTTCAAATTCGATTCTTTCGTCGATCTCTGTAATTTCGTAATCAGTCTGTTTTAGAACATGTCTTCTCAGATAATCAACAGAGAAATATGTACCGACATAAGGTTCTGCAGCAGCAAGAACACCCAGTCTGTTCTGAATTAGTTCTGCTTCTTTGAGTTCTGCAAAATGATTGTCGTAGACATAATCAAATTGAATGTGATCGGAAAGTAGTTTCCAATCTTC